GGCTATCTGGCTTGCGGTGGCGAGATTGCTGACAAGGAGAAAGACATGCAGGCCAAGATGCTGGTCGGGTTGAGGGGCGAGGCTCTTTGAGGCCAGACAGGACTGAAGCAGAATGGCATTGCCTGCGTGTTGCGGCACGCGGGCAAGAGCCAACGCACGCAGAAAAGGTGGCGACAATTTTTAGTGTTCAAGAGCTGAAAGGTTACATGCTGCAACTGCGAAAAGAACTTCGGTTAGATGCCGATGCTAGGGCGGCCATTGATGGCAGGCTTTCAGAACTGGAAGTTTTTTATGGGCGAAAATTACGATAAGTCATTGGCCGCCAGCCAAACTTCAAACGCTTGCCACGCTGCATCACAGCCCAGCGCAACGCAGGCAAACGCGCCAGCCTTGGCCGATGCCGTGAGATACTCTTTCTGACCGTCTTGCCATTTTCCCAGCGTCGGATCACGGCGCTTCAATTCACACACAAAGGCCAACCGCGCCGGGATGATGATGTCCGAGGCGCCCGGCGTCATGCCTTCAGCCTTGTGCTTTGATACTGCACCAAACTGGCCGCCGGTCCGCAGGCCCTCATTGCGCGGATGCAACGCCAACCGTCCCCATGTTTCTGGATGCAGGCGCCGCAACCGACCGAAGAACGTGATCTGTTCTTGCTCCTCTGTCGGGCATTTGCCGCGAAACTCCAGATCACCGAATGTCAGCACGCCATCTTTAGCGATGTCCTGAAAATCACTGAGCCGCATGTTGTTCTCCCTCGCTAAAGGGATCCCACTCGATTTCCGCAACGCTTGGCGCTTCCGGCTCTATGTCCTCCGGGCGGTTATAGGCGCGGATGTCAAAAAACCCGCTTTCAACGTCTTTGCGATATGTCACGGTCCTTGGCGCAACAGTTCCGCCTTGCGTGGCTCCGTCAAAGGCGTTCCATTGGGACTGGCCCCGAGTATGCTTAGCCTCTGGCATCACCCAAGTCGTGAATTGTCTGTAAGGCGTTACCCATTCGACGCGCAGGGTCTTGTTGCCGCTGCGGCTGATGCTGGGTAATGCCGACATGCTGACAACGCGGTCAGTCTGCCATCTCGTGGGGTCACGCTTCAGCGCCTTGAAGTCTGCAACCAGTTTCTCATTGGGGTCAACGATCTCCCCCTTGCAGGATGTGCAGTATCGAGCTGCGATGTCGTTATCTCCACCGCAATGCGGGCACTCTTTGAATGTCCACCGATAGCCGCAGCGCTGATACTCACCACGCCGCCCAACCCGCTCTAGACCCATGCAGCGCCGCCCATAATGCACTGGGATCGGCCCGAAGTCCGACATCACCTGTTGACCGTCAAGATCAAGTGCATAACCCGCCTCGTCGTGCTGGTAATCCAAATACTGCGGATTGGCTGTGAATGTGTTCTCATATGAGCAAGAGGGGCAGAGGCAAGTTATGCCACCACCCACCCCGCCAGCCTTACCAGCCTTAACCACCGGCGCGAACAGATCGCCATCCGGGCAATGGTCTTCAAGGTTGGTCGTATAGTCCAGCACAAGGCAGTCCGTCTTGCCCTCATGCAAGCGCAGCCCGCGCCCGATAATCTGCTGCAGGAGACCTATGCTTTCGGTCTTGCGAAGGATGGCGATCAGATCGACGTGGCTGGCGTCGAAGCCAGTGGTCAGCACTGAGACATTGACCAGATATTTGATCTGCTGCGCCTTAAATCGCTTTAGGATGCTGTCGCGCTGGGCCTTTGGTGTCCCCCCGGTGACGATCTGTGAAAGCTCTGGCGGCAGGCTGGCCATGATTTCGTGCGCGTGTTTCACCGTGGCAGCGAAGAACATAACGCCTTTGCGGCTGGCGGCCTGAGCCACAACATCGCCCACAATCGCCGCCGTCTTGCGACCGTGGCCGTGATAGGCCCTGTCCACTGCATCAGCATCAAACTGGCCACGGCTGTTGAGCGCAAGCCCGCTTGTATCGTAGCCGCTGGCGTTGATGGCACCGATCACCGGCGGCGTTAGATAGCCCATGCCGATCAGCGCGCGTGCATCTATTTTATAGACGCACTTTGCAAAGTATGGATCGCGCGCCGTGTCCTCACCGTTTATGCGTCCGGTGTCCTGCTCGCGGAAAATCCAGCCAGACCCAAGGCGGTAAGGCGTGGCCGTCAGCCCGCAGACGCGCAGGTTTGGGTTGCCTTCGCGCATCGCTGCGATGATATCACGCACCGTCGGCGTGATGCCGTGCGCCTCGTCGATGATGACCAAAGCATAACCGTTGGGCCCCTGCATTTGAAAGCGGCTGATCTTGTTCTTGACGGTCAGCGGAGAGCCAAACACCACAGGGTGCCGCAATTCCTTCATGCCTGCGGTGGCTGAGAAGGTGCTCGCCCGGTTTCCCGTGGCCAGAAATTTTTCGCGGTTCTGCATCACCAGCTCAGCACTGGGCGCAAGGCATAGCACGCGCTTTCCCGTCATACCGTGGATCACGCGCGCTATCTCTGCGATGATGTGCGATTTACCTGCGCCCGTAGCCGCGTCAATGATGAACGGTGCCGCGCTGCGCTTCATCCATTCCAAAGCCGCATCTGCCGCGTCCTGCTGATATGGGCGGAGTGTCATTTGACCACCCAATAGCTTGAAGGCTTGCCGCGATACGGCTCAAGATCGGCATTCGGGATCAGAGCCTTGACAGCCTTGGCATAGGCAATCGCGCCAGCCTTTTCGATCTTGGTCAGTTTGCGCCCGGCAAAGATCGTGTCCTTCTGACCAGAAATGCGAACCATATCAGCAAGCAATTCCTTCTTGCGTTCCTCTGCGCGGTCGATGGCCTCACAGATTTGGTCGTATTCAGCCGCGATCCGATGCGCCTCTGGCGTGTCGATGATCAGGCGCTTTGGCTCCAAGTGGATTGCAGGTTCTTCCCGCTCGGCCAAATACTCCGCATAAAACTGGCGCAGCTTGGGCAGGTTTTCGTCCTGCCATGCCGTGTTGACCTTGACGCCTTCCAATGCAGAGCCTCGCGGCGACCACTGGTAAAAATCCCACCAAGGCCGATCCGTGACCCACATAGAAAACTGGATTTGATCGTAATAGTGCGGCTGATCTGCAAGCGTCTTAAACGCAGGCACTTCATCTTTCCGCAGGCCAAACGGGCATTTGATTTCCAACCCGTAATTGTCGCTGACCAACCCATCAGGGCTGCATCCCGCCCAATCCTCGCGCGTAATAAAGCCGACAGCCTCAACGGCGTTGCCCGTTTCCATGATGTATTCAGCCAGCGCCCCAGCCTCATTGCGCGTGCCGTATTCGGTGGCGATGTTGCCTTCAAACTCTGGCTCTGCCCCGACCCATTCCCGCACCATGCGGCGCATCACGTCGTCGCGCGTGGCATATGGCGCATTGCCCAAGATTGCCCCCACAGACGATGCTGTGATACGGCCTCTACGTGCTGCGTGCCATTCTTCTGTCCGCTGTTCCAATTTTGGCTCCTGTGTGTTTTGATGGTGTTGCCAGCGCCGCGCCTCTGAATGCTCAGGGTAATCGGCCACTCCCACCTTCGTGGCGCTGGCAACTTTGTCCCGGCTTAGATCAACCAGACCGGAGCAAACGGAATTTCATCGTCAACCAGTCCGGGCTTGGCATAACCGCCACCTCGCTGAGTGCCGAAGTCATCACGCGATCCAGTTGCTGCAGGAGCACTATTGGTCGGCAGTGGCTTGGCCTCGGCAACGTGAATGTCCTTCGACGCTTTGGATGCCACCGCTGACACCCAGTTGCCATGCATCATACCGCCGTTTCGCGTGTCCGGCATTGACCAGATCATCATAGTAGCGACCATCGGCTTGTTGGTCAGGTGCAGCAGATCGTCGTTGGTCGGGCGCCCCGGCTTTGCAGTCAGCTTACCGCCTGCGTTGGCGTCAATGGCTGCCAGCATCTTGCGGGCTTTGTCGCGCTTTTTCAGGCCGGACGCCTCGTCCTTTGAACTTGGGTCCATGTCCATGACCCACAGCTTGTGGAACACCTTGCGGTTCTTGTATTCCTCGGGCGCAAGGACAGTCCAGCGTGCCGAGATAAACTCCTCGCCAGTGGGCTTCATCTCCCACTTGCATTCGTCAATCATGGCCAGCACCGACGACCCTGCCGGGATTGGGTCCATGTTGCCCGACGGCACCTCATATTCGGTGCCAGTGTTTGCGGCTGTTTCGCCGTCGCTCAAATCCCAAAAGCCCATCATTCGGCTCCTTCTTCAGTGTTAAGTTTTACTCCGCCAAGCGACGGGATGACTTTTGCCAGCGGGTTTTCCCCGAGGTGGTAATCCAAAGGCTCGGTGATGCCGTAGCGGTTCTTGGACACGTTGGCCGCCGTGGCATGGCAGACCATTTCCAGATCGCCCGTGCTGATGGCCTTTTTGCGGTCGCCGTCCTCGCCCTTGGTGTAGGTCACAAGGCGCAGGAACCCGACAACATCAACGTCGTCGGTGTAGGGCGGCTGCGACTTCGGCGGCAGGCGCAGGGTCCAGCGCATGTAATCGTCAACGTCGGGCAGCTTCAGCGTTTCCACATCAGCGTGCGCCACGAAGACAACGTGCATCCCGCGCTTTTCGTTTGCCAGCCCAGCGCCTTTGCGGACGCGCTGGTGCATTGCAGACACCGCAGCCGTGCCAGCGCCGTAGCCGCCGAGGGCTTGGTTGATGCTCTTGGCCTTCGGGTCTTGCGCCAGAACATCGGCCACGAACAACCGCTCCAGCGCCGTCACGCTGTCGATCACCAGAGTCTGGTAATCGTGTGGCTCGTGGATCACGGCAGTGATTTGCTCCCAAAGCTGCGCGGCGTTTTGCAGAAGCGGAAACGCATCTGGGCGCTTGTCGGCTGGGATAGCTTGCATCCCATCTTCTGCGCGGATGAAGATCGGCTTGGGGAATGCCGCCGCGAGGCTTGTCTTGCCCCGCCCAGCATCGCCGCAAACTGTCACGATGACAGGCCGGTCAACCGGCTTGCGTGCTAACTCCATGATTGACATGGATCGTTCCTTTCATGTTTGGCACCTTGTGCCGTGCGTGGCGGGTCACGCTCCAAATCCCGCATATTGACAATGCACGCTGCATCATGGCATGTCAATAGGGCATGATGCACAAACAAGGGGAGATCAAATTGCTGACACTCGACCATATAAAGCGCTTACTTTCTGACCGACGGCTAGATGTTGTGTCACGCGCCACGGGCGTTCACCGCAACACTTTGGCTGCCATTCGAGACGGTAAGAACACCAACCCGACGCTCAAAACGATTGAGGCTTTGTCGGATTATCTTTCGCCACGTGACGCATGACCCACGATCCTGACTTTCCCGCGCCTGTTCGGCCTGCACGTCCAGCGCACATCGTCTCGCAGGCGGTTGTCTATCTTGACACGCTGGCTGAGCAAGACCCCGAGGCTGTTGCATGGGCCGCCTATGATTGGCTGAACATCCGCGCGGCTGGCTTGCCACTTCTGCCGCTTATTGACGGCACCGCCCGCGATGACGCAAGGTTTTGGGCTGAGACTGCGAACCCATCCGAGCTTGAATGCTATGCGCTTGCCGCTGTTGATCGGCTGGGCGGCATGAGCGGTGGTCACTCGCTGTTTGCCTCTCGGCAGATCAAGCGTCTTGTCGGCGCGCTTTGGAGGCGCATGTCGCCCAGTGAACAATCGGCCTTTGTAAAGTGGGCCGCAGATCAAATGGAAGGTAAAAAATGAGTGCCGACGATTTCGCAGACTTTGAGGCTGGCTATAACGGCGCCAAGTTCGGGCAGGCACCTCAAGTCGCGCAAGCCTATTCACAGGACGAGTTTAGCGCCGAAGATTTTGCACCGCCCGCGCCAGAGGCCCCGGAAAGCAACGACCGTTTCCCGCCACCCTTTCCCCTTGACGGCCTAGACCTTCTCACCCCGCCCGGCTTTGTTGGTGATGTGGCCGCGTGGATCGACAGTCAGTGCCGCTATCCTCGCCGTCGCTTGGCCGTGGCATCTGCCATCTCTGCCATTGGCAACATCGGCGGCCTTCGCCATGAAGACCTGCGCGATGGCGTCACAGCCAACATGTTGGCCTTTTGCGTGGCCGCCAGCGCCACCGGGAAAGAAGCTGTGATGCAGGCGCTGACCGATCTGCACATCGCGGCGGGCGTGCATTACGCGCTGCAAGGCGGCATCAAGTCCGAGCAAGAGATCATGCGGAACTTGATCGAACACCAGTCGGCCTATTACATCATCGACGAGATCGGCATTTTTCTCATCAAGGTTCGCAACGCCCAGAAGCGCGGCGGTGCTGCCTACCTTGAGAGTGTGTTCGGTGCGATCATGTCGGGCTATTCCAAAGCCAACAGCCGAATGCTTTTGCAGGGCGACACCAAGCGCGACCTTCGCAAGATGTTTGGCGGGATGCTGGCCAAGGCCGAAGATGATGGCCGCGATGATCTAATCGCCCGCGCTCAGCGTATGCTAAAGATGGTGGATGAAGGCCTTGATCGCCCGTTCCTCTCCGTGGTCGGCTTCACAACGCCCGGCACCTTCGATCAGATCATGGACGGTGAAACTGCAACGCAGGGCTTCGTGGGCCGCGCGATCATCGTGGCCGAAACAGATAACAACCCAGAAGAACGAGAGAACTTTCGCAAGCGCCCGATGCCAGAAAACCTTGCCATGAGGCTGGCGCAGATTTTCCACGGCGGTAACTTTGACATGATGAACAGCGGCGGGCGGGTGGAGTATTCCGGCGACCGCGAACCCGTCAAGACTGACGACGACGCCAGTGATATGCTCCGTAAGGTGTCCAAGTGGCTGCACGCCTATGCCGAGGAGATGGGCGAGAACACCGGCGAGGCATCCGTCGCCATGATCCGGCGCGCCTATGAATTGGTCGCTAAGATCAGCTTCATTCTGGCCATACCAACAGCCCAGAGAACCGCCGAGCATGTGCGCTGGGCCTTCGCATATGTCCGCGCCGAACTCGACGCCAAGATCAAGCTGGTCTTCGCCAATGACAACTCCAAGGACCGCCCAGAAGAAGCAATCGCCGCCCGCGTCATCAATTACATTGACCCAGACAAGGGCGCATCAACCAAGGTGCTGGCAAACCGCATGAGAATGAAGCCCGAGGCGCTCGAGCCGATCCTGAACAAAATGGTGAGCGCAGGCATGATCCGTCGCGAGGCTGGAAAAAAGGCTTGGAAGGGGAAAATCCCAGATGTTTGGGTGGTGGCGTGATATTACACATGATTTTACACACGCCTGATAACTTGCAAGTTGCTGATAATGTTGAAAAAAACGGAAAGTTTAAACTTTGCGATGTTTACACCTATATCAGTCATAATATCACAGCCAGAGAGACCACCTATAGCCCCTATGGGAGAGAAATAAGTAAGTATATATATATGTGTAAACATATAATATCAATAGAAAAGCCTTATAGGCCAATGGGTTGGAAGTTATCACGCCTGTGTATCTTGGCGCGTAATGTGCAAACATCTTGGGGGGCAAATGAGCAACACGATCTACATCACCGGCGACACTAAGCAGGATACCCTCTACCGCGCGCTGGGCGAGGCGCAGAAGGGCGACCGCATCGTTTACCATGTCGGACAGTGCTGCGGCGGACTGCATCGCTACGCGGCTGCCAAAGCGGAATCTGAAAAGCTGTGCCTGCTCTTCTGCAGGCGGGCAGGCTTCGGCCTCTTCGAATACATCGCGGTGAAGAGATGATTCATTATCACGGCACGCCAATAACGCCAATCTCAGCCATAATGGAACTTGCTGGCAGATGCTTCTGCGTCTCACACGCAGCGCCGCAGGATGTCGCACGGGTTCACATGATTGGCCAGTCTGTGATGCTGGACAACGGCGCGTTCTCAGCTTGGAAATCTGGAAAGCAGACCAATTGGAACGGGTATTATCAGTGGTGCGATCAATGGCTTGACTACCCAACCACATGGGCCGTGATCCCTGATGTCATTGACGCCGGAACTCAGGAACAAGATGCGCTTTTGCGGGAGTGGCCTCATGGCCATAAGGGCGCGCCCGTTTGGCATATGGACGAGCCAATCTATCGGCTCCTTCAACTCTGTGACGAGTGGCCTCGCGTCTGCGTGGGATCAACAGCAGAATATGCAATCGTGCTGTCTGACGCTTGGTGTCACCGCATGGATGAAGCCTTCAATGAACTTGCCTCGCGCCACAAACGCATGCCGTGGCTTCACATGCTTCGCGGAATGCAGTTATCTGGAAAGCAATACCCATTCGGCTCAGTGGACAGTACCGACCTCGCACGAAACCACCATCTCCCGCATCAGACACCTCGCAAGATGGCTGACCGCTGGGATGGCGCACAATGCCCAGCGCGCTGGGAAACTCGCCCTCAACAAATGGATCTCCCTGTATGAACGGATACATCGCTTTGGCTGCATATGCAGCAACAATACCAACAGCAAACTGGATGATTGGCAACGTCGGCCAGTGCATCCCAGACGGACCTTGCCTGATTCCAGTAGGGTTTGGCCTCATGGCCCCTTCTGGCGTGCTGATGATTGGCGCGGCCTTAGTCCTGCGTGATGCCGTGCATCGCCTGCTGGGATGGCAATGGGCAATCGCCGCCATCTTGTTCGGTGCCGTCCTGTCTTTCCAGTTCTCACCGCCTGCGCTTGTCGTGGCATCGGTTGCCGCGTTTCTTCTCTCAGAGTTGGCTGACCTCGCCGTATATGCTCCCCTCCATCGCAAGCGTCTGGTTCTGGCTGTTATCGCATCAGGCGTGGTGGGAGCGGCGATAGATAGCGCCGTGTTCTTGTGGCTGGCCTTTGGCTCTCTTGACTTCATCGCTGGCCAGATTGTGGGGAAACTGTGGATGACAGTTATCGCGGCAATCATTCTGATGGCAATTAGGTTCAGAAAAACACGATGACCAGCCCCCATCACCCCAACGGCTCACAGCCACACCCCATCGGCAAATATGGATCGGTAAGCGAAGCAGCCCGCAAACTGGGCGTGACGAGGCAAGAAGCAAAACGTATTTTAGGATCAAAACGCTCGGGCTTCCTTTTCGTCAGCACTGAGCGTATAATGGCCGCCAACCAATCCGCACCGTGAACGACAGAGCGAGGGAAGCATGCCAGCCGGACGGCCTACGAAATACGACCCCTCGATGTGCGACATCGTCATAGCCGCAGGCGAAGAAGGTGAAACCCTCGCAGGAATGGCCGAAGCATGTGATGTTGACAGGGCAACAATTACAAACTGGATGGATGAACATCCTGAATTTTTCAGCGCCGTAAAGCGCGGACTGCAGCGCGCGCAGGTCTGGTGGGAGCGTCAGGGCAAGCTGGCAACCTTCGGCTCAGTTCCCGGCTTCAACGCGACCAGCTACATCTTCAACATGAAAAACCGCTTCCCGAACGATTGGCGCGAGAAGCAGGACGTTGACCTCACCTCCTCCGACGGCTCCATGACGCCGCAGGCCCTGAACCTCAAGAACCTCACCGACACCGAACTTGCGGCTATGGCCAAACTCATGGCTAAAGCTCAGGCCCAACCCAAAGAGCAATGAACGCCCAGCTCAGCCCCGAGGTCATGCTGGACCTCATCCGCAAGGAGCAGGAGCGCAGGGCGGCGTCAGCATCGCTTTACGAGTTCGTTCGCCAAGCGTGGCATGTGGTTGAGCCAGGCGTCCCGTTCATTCCCTCGTGGCACATCGAGGCGATCTGCGAGCATCTTGAGGCCGTCAGCGCAGGCGAGATCCACCGCCTGCTGGTCAACATCCCGCCCCGCCACTCCAAGTCGACAATCGTCAGCGTCATGTGGCCCATGTGGGAGTGGCTCACCGATCCGGCACAGAAGTTCCTCTGCGCGTCATACTCGGGCAACCTGTCGATCCGCGACAACTTGAAGGCCCGGCGCCTTGTGCAGTCGCCGTGGTATCAGGAACGCTGGGGCCACATGTTCAGGCTGGCAGGCGACCAGAACGCCAAGCAGCGCTTCGAGAACGATCAGACCGGCTACCGCATCGCCACCTCGGTCGGCGGCACGGCAACGGGTGAAGGCGGCTCGCGCCTGATCCTCGACGACCCGCACGGCGCGCAGGATGCCCAGTCAGAGGCCATGCGAGAGTCGGCGCTGGAGTGGTTCGATCAGGTGTGGTCGACCCGACTGAACAACCCGAAGACCGACGCCATGGTCACCGTCATGCAGCGCCTGCATGAGAAGGACATCAGCGGCCACATCCTCGAAGACATCGGCGGGTGGGAGCACATCTGCATCCCGGCTGAGTGGGATGGCGCGTCTCGCAAGACGGTTCTCGGCCCGTACGATCCACGCAAGAAGATCGGCGAGCTGATATGCCCGGAGCGCTTCGGCGAGAAAGAGATCACCACCCTCAAGCAGCTGCTCGGCGAGTACGGGACGGCTGGCCAGTTGCAGCAAGACCCGACCCCGAGCGGCGGCGGCATCCTGAAGACGGACTGCTTCCAGCTCTGGCCCGCCGACAAGGGGCTGCCGCAGTTCGAATACATCCTGCAGTCCTACGACTGCGCCTTCACCGAGAAGACATCGGGCGACCCCACGGCCTGCTCGGTCTGGGCGATCTTCACGCACAACAACGAGCGCAACGCCATGCTCATTGATGCGTGGGATGAGCATCTGTCTTACCCTGACCTGCGCAACCGGGCGATCAAGGACTGGGGCACAGAGTACGGCGGCACGACCGTCAAGGACGGCATCAGGCGCGCACGCAAGCCCGATCGCATCCTCGTCGAAGCCAAGGCCAGCGGGCAGTCCCTGCTGCAAGATTTGCGCCTAGCGAAAGTGCCTGCGGTCGGGTATAATCCGGGCATGGCGGACAAGGTCAGCCGCGCGCATCAAGCCGCGCCGACCTTGGAGCTGGGGTTGTTGTGGGTGCCGGAGAGCGGGAAAAACCGTGGGCACGCTGTGAGTTGGGCGCAGCCCTTCATGAAGCAGCTCAGCAAATTCCCGGTGGCCGACCATGATGACTACGTGGACACGTTCACTCAGGCGATCATCTACCTGAAGAACGACGGATGGTTCGAACTGCCGCAAGCTCGTGACCGTGACGAGCCCAAGCAATACAAGCGCGAGAAGGGAAACCCTTATGCCGTCTAAAGAAAAGCCAGTCTGGGACAAGAAGCGGCCTAAGGGTCTCGGCCAGAGCAAACCCCTCTCGGACAAGAAGAAAGACAGCGCCAAGCGCATGGCCGAGGCTGCGGGCCGCCCCTATCCAAACCTCGTCGACAACATGCGGGCCGCGAGGAAGAAATGATCGACAAAGACAGCCTGCCGCTCGACAAGCCGCGCCGCACGCCCGACCACCCGACCAAGTCTCACGTGGTCAAGACGCGCGTTGACGGCAAGGAAAAGATCATCCGCTTTGGTGAGCAGGGTGCCAGCACGGCAGGCAAGCCCAAGGAGGGCGAGTCGGATCGCATGAAGCAGAAGCGCGCCTCGTTCAAGGCTCGCCACGCAAAGAACATCGCCAAAGGCAAGTCGAGCCCGGCTTACTGGGCGAACAAGGTCAAGTGGAAGACTGGGGGCGCTGTGGGGCTTGAGGAACTGGACGAGAAGTACGAGGGCATCAAGAAGCCCGACTTCTCGCTGCTTGAATCGTTCCAAGATTTGATCCGTACGCTGCAAAGCAAGGCCGCAGATGCGGGCACGCAGGAGTTTGATCCCCTGCGCGCTCTGGGCCGCAGCGGTGCAGCCGGAAGCTTGGAAGACCTTTACGAAGCCTACTCTGACGAGCCGAGGCCGCACTCTGCCCGCGCCGAGGCGGGGGGCAATGCCAATCCCGATCGAGCGAAGTCGGCTCGGATGGTGTTTGATTCCTTCAAGGCTGCCGGGTTCTCTGACGCGCAGGCTCGAGCTCTGACGGCTGAGATCAACCGCGAGAACGTCTTCAACCCGGTGCATCTCTTCGGCACGCATACCGACGCCGCGAACCGCGCCACCAACGTGGGCATGCTAAGCTGGCAGGGTGACCGGGCTGATCGCCTGATGTCGTTCATGGCTGATCGCGGCCTGATCGATCCGGCGGGCCGCATCGTTCCCGGTCAGGACGCCCTCAACGCGCAGGCCGAGTATCTGCGCTGGGAGATGGAGAACGACCCCAGCTACGCCAGAACCCGCGAGACGTTCCTGAGCAATCCAGAGATCGACCCCGAGACGGCGCACGACATCTTGGGCAAGAACTTCATCCGCTGGCGTATTGATGACCCGAAGTATCGGGGCAGCGGCTTTGACCGCATCAGCGAGGGCTACGACATCCTCAACATGGCTCAGGGCTTCGCCGAGGGCGGCCTTGCCGAGTTGACCCAGAAGTACGCTCCGGGCGGCAAGGTCGAGAAGGACGAGCTGGCCGAGGCTGAGCGTCTGCGTGACCTGCAGCTTATGGCCGAGGAGCGCAACCCTAACGCTGTCCCGGCTGTGAAGCCCGGCATGCTGGACCTTCCCGGAGGTGTTGTTGATCGTCTGGCGCTGATCAACAAGTACCTTAACCCAGTTGAGGCGATCGGTGGCTCAATGCGTGCGGGCCGCGATATGATGGCACCTGACGCAAGCGGCTACGAGCGGTTGGAAGCTTTGGGCAACATGCTCTCGGGCGTTGCTGGTGTTGCTGGACCTGCAGCCGTTGCCAAGCGCGTGGGCGCACCAGCTGCCACGGCTCTGATGGAAAGCCTGCTCGGGGCATCGCCCACCAGCGAGGCTGTGGCCGACATGGCTCGCAAGTATGCCGTCGATGAGTATGGCGGCGTTAAGGTGCCGCGCGCCCCGTTCGACAGCGGTCGCGGCATCGGCGACAATGGCGGCCCCTCAATGGCAACTAATCCTATCGGCTCGGTCAACCTGCCGCCCGGCAGTGACCCTCGTTATCGCGGTGCGGCCCCAGATCGCTCTGGCGGCTCCTTCACCCGGTACACGCCGAAGAAGGTGCCTGAGCGCATGCGTCGCCTGATTGCGGCGACGGATGACCCGGAAAACCCGATCAACGCCATGTTCGACAATTACATTGAGCGCGGCGTGCGGCTGAAGGGCAGCGACTGGTACAACACCGAAGAGATGCGCGACTGGTTCGTCGGAACCTTGGGTAAAGATGAGGGCGACAAGCGCTGGCGCGAGTTCGTTGACCTCATCGGCGCAACGTCGACTGGGTCTGCCGTGCCAGACAACCTTCGCAATGCATCCTTCTACAATGCGCTTGCACCCGCAGACAGATTGAGGGTGGCAGAGGTCGTCAAGGGTGGCGGCATTACGCCAGCCGCCGCTGCCCGCAAACTGGGGATTGAGGTGCCTAACATGCCGCCCGAAAAGGGGCCCGGCTCGTACAATTACGGCCACGTCATGCAGGGCAATCACGCGGCAAACGTGCTCAATCAGTTGGAGGGGCAATGGGTCCGCATCACCCCAGAGGGGTTGAAGGGCGCCGAGCTGACCAAGTGGCTGCAGGCCAACCCAAAGGTTAAGGGTTTCGCCAACAGCCTGCTGGGTGACACCAAAAACATCGCCGCCGACAAGCACTTCATGCGGATGCTGGCGATGGCTGACGGCAGCCCGGACTTCTTGTCGGAGCAGGCTGGCGGCAGCGTTGAGATGCTGGACACATTGCGCAAGGCCTACGGTGATGCGATTGAGCCGTACATTCTGACGCGGGATGTCAAAGGCAAGCCGACGGTGCAGATTAACCTCGCCAAGGCTGCCAAGGACGGGGTCATCACCGACGCGAGCCCTCTGCAGGGTCTTCCGACGGCGTGGTCTGACACCCCGAGCGCGACAGAGTACGCGGCCTTGGAAGAGATGGCTCAGCGCTTGGCGACCAAATACGACATGACGCCTGCCCAGTTCCAAGCCAACCTGTGGATGGGTGCGGGCGACATCACGGGCCTCGCCGACGAAAGCCAAGGCACGGCGATGGAGCTGTTCCGTCGAACTTTGGACAAGCGCGCCGGAGAGCGTGGCCTGACGCGCGAGGAGATGCTGCGCGATTTCATTATGAACCGTGCGCCTCTTGTTCTGCCGATCGGTGCCAGCGTTTTGGCTGCGCAGTCTGCCCCTGCCGAGGCTGGCTCCATCGAGGAGCTCGACCAGAAGTATGCTGGCAAAAATGAGTTTGCGGCTGGCGGCGCTGTCAAATACGATCCCTCTGCCGTAGACCGGATCATCAACCAACTTCGCGAGGTCAACCGTGGCTGATATGGACGATAACGAGGACCGGCTCGAAGGCGAGATGGTTGAGCTGATGGATGAGACATCAGAGGTCGAGGACACCGAGGACGGTGGCGCCATCATCCGCCTTGAGAACGAGGAAGACGAGCGCAAGAACCTTGAGCACTTCGCCAACATCGTCGACGAGGTTGACCCCGGCGAGCTCAAGGCGGCTGTGCATGATCTCCTTGAAAAGATCGACCGCGACAAGGAAGCCCGCGAAAAGCGCGACAAGCTCTACGAGGAAGGCCTGCGTCGTACGGGACTGGGCGATGACGCACCGGGCGGCGCGCAGTTCACGGGTGCGACTAAAGTCGTACACCCGATGCTGGTTGAGGCCTGTGTGGACTTCTCCGCGCGCTTTATGAAAGAAGTCTTCCCGCCTTCTGGCCCGGTGAAGAGCAAGATTTACGGCGAGTCGGACAAGGTCAAAGTCGAGAAGGCTCAGCGCAAGGCTGAGTTCATGAACTGGCAGACCACCGAGCAGATGACCGAGTTCCGTGGCGAGCTGGAGCAACTGAGCACGCAGCTCCCCCTCGGCGGCGGCCAGTACATGAAGTTCATGTGGAACCCGCAGCATCGCCGCCCAGCCAGCGAGTTCATCCCGATCGACGACGTCTATCTGCCGTTCGCCGCGACGAACTTCTACACCGCCGAGCGCAAGACGCACGTCCAGTACATCACCAAGATGGAGTACCAAAAGCGCGTCAAGTCGGGGATGTACCGCGACGTTGATGTCGGCATGCCCGAAGACCCGGACTTCAGCAAGGCGAGCCAAGCCAACGACAAGATCGAGGGCCGCAAAGATTCCAGCTACAACGAGGACGGCCTGCGCACGATCTTTGAGGTCTACACGTATCTGTCGTTCGACGAAGAAGACCTGAGCCCGTACATCCTGAGCATCGACAAGTCGAGCGGCCAAGCCCTCTCGCTTTACCGCAACTGGGAGGCCGAGGACAGCTATCGCAAGGAGCTGGACTGGATCGTCGAGTTCCCGTTCGTGCCGTGGCGCGGGGCTTACCCCATCGGCCTGACGCACATGATCGGCGGCCTGAGCGGTGCCGCGACGGGTGCCCTGCGCGCCCTGCTTGACAGCGCCCACATCCAGAACATACCCACGCTGCTGAAGCTGAAGGGCGGCCCCAACGGCCAGACCATCAACCTGCAGCCGACCGAGGTTGTCGAGATGGAGGGCGGCGCGCTGATCGACGACGTGCGCAAGCTTGCCATGCCGATGCCGTTCAACCCGCCGAGCCCGGTGCTGTTCCAGCTTCTGGGCTTCTTGGTGGATGCGGGCAAGGGCGTGGTGCAGACCTCGTTTGAGAAGCTGTCTGACCAGAACCCCAACCAGCCCGTCGGCACCACCATGGCGCTGATTGAGCAGGGCATGGTGGTGTTCAGCAGCATCCACTCGCGCCTGCACAGCGCCATGGCACGCTGCTTCAAAATCCTGCACCGCATCAACTCGGCATACCTGACCGAAGAAGACATCGCAGCGCAGGAATCGGGCCTTGAGATCGACCCGTCAGACTTCGACGGCCCGTCGGATGTCGTGCCGGTCAGCGATCCCGCGATCTTCAGCGAGACGCAGCGCTTCGCCCAGATTCAGGCCATCATGCAGCGGGCGGCCATGATGCCGCAGCTCTACGACCAGCGTAAGGTCGAGGAGATGTTCCTGCGCACCCTGAAGGTGCCGGGAGAGGAAGTCCTGCAGCCGCTGTTGACCGAGCAGGATATGGACCCGGTCAGCGAGAACGTGGCGGCTGCGATGGGTAGGCCGCTCTATGTGCTGCCGCGTCAGGATCACTTGGCGCACATCATGACGCACATGGCGTTCCTGAAGTCGCCGCTGCTTGGCGGCAACCCACCGATCATGCAGGCCTCGCTCTACGCAATGGCGCAGCACCTGAAGGATCACCTGCTGAACTACTACCTCGTCGAGTCGCACAATGCCGTGGACAAGGCAGAGCGTGAGGGTCTGATTGAGTCTGACGCCGAGCAGCAGGTCAAGCTGATCCTTCAGGTCCAGCAACTGATCGAACAGCAGCTTGGTGGGTTCGGTCAGGAACTTGCGACCATCACGCAGGCTGCCGAGCAGTTCAAGCCGCAGCCGCCGATGCCGCCGGACAACAGCATGCAGATCGCGCAGATGAACATGCAGATGAAGGGTCAGGAGATGCAGCAGCGCGCTGCGATTGACCAAGGCCGCATGCAGATTGAGTCGCAGAAAATGCAAATGGATCAGCAGCTTGAGGCTCAGAAGCTCGCCGCGCAGCAGCAGGCTCGCGCTGAGCAGATGCAGCTTGATATGTTCAAGCAGCAGCAGGAAAGCATGCGCACCGCAGAAGAGATCGCGTCTCGTGAGCGCATGAACACGGCTGACAACGACACCGCGAAACTGCTTGCCGCAGCCGAGATGGCGACGGGTGAGAAGGTCGCCGTGAGTACCGGCACAGGCATCAATCCCAACCCCTGATAGGAGAGCGCTATGAGCGACGACCCGAACAAGTCCAAAGAAGTCCAGATGAACAGCGCCTTGGTTAAGCAGAAGCACCGCATGGCTGCAGGCGAGAAGGTCGACGGGCAGTCCCTGCCCCCCGCGCCCAAGGTCGAGAACAACCAAGCGTGAGCATTGAAGCTAAACTGTTAAACCGGCTCAAGGCAGAACAGCAGCAGTTTGCTGTTGACGCCTTGAGTCGGCCACAAGCTCGCGATGCCTT